CGTCGGGGTTTCACCCAAAATAGACCCTAAATTCAGGGCTATTTCTGGAGGTGTAATTAGGGCTATTTCTTCACTCAATATATAGCTAAGAAAAAAATTCGCCTGAGTTTTTGAAAATACCCAGGCCACGGCACCCATCTGACTGTATGTGTCCCGTGGTTTGGTAAGGAATTGGTTTAAAAGAGTTTTTTGGACGGGATTTATTAAATTGGTTAGGTTTTCTATATGCCTTCGCGGCCATGACTAGGCAAAGTCATACCTTTCGCAACCCTAGGAAACGGACGACCCGTAATCCCCTAGATTTGCGTACGTTCGCGGCCATGCCTAGGCAAAGTCATACCTTTCGCAACCCTAGGAAACGGACCCCTAGATTTGCGGCCATGCCTAGGCAAAGTCATACCTTTCGCAACCCTAGGAAACGGACCCCTAGATTTGCGGACGTTCGCGGCCATGCCACTATATTTGTGGAAGTTCGCGGCATCACTATATTTGCGGGGTTAGAAGGGGGCTATTAAACACACCTCCTTACCATTATATTCATATAACTTTACTGGATCGTATTTTTTTAAAGGTAAAAACTTACAACTCAGTGGTCTGTAATTACCGTTATAAATATCAGTATTATCTAATTTTTGATGTCCACAATTGCATATTAATATATACTTGAATTTTTTAGTATTTGTAATATAGTCGAGAAATGTGTATATGTCTCTCAGACACCAATGCTGAATAACATCTTTTAAAATACACAAATCACTTTCTATTATTTGTTCCTTTTCATTCATAAAATCTAAATGAATAAAATTGTATTTTGTATTGGGGTGTTTCGATGTATTGAAATCTATAACTTTTTTATAAACATCGTATCCAGTATATTTTACACTTAATTCATCGTAAATTAGACTACCACATCTAAGATCACCACAACCCAAATCAACGACACTTGTTATATTATGATCTTTTATAAAATTTTGAACAAAGTTTATATACGTATCCTTATTAAATTCAATGGTACTACCATCTCCACTACTTCCAGAATATTGACTATTAAGATTATTCCCCCATATATTATTTTCGTATATGTACGTAAAAACTTGTTCCATATTTATATATTGTAATAAACTCTTTAATACTATGGCCATTCGAATGAGTTGTCATCACCCTTTTCCCTAACAGACCATCTACCGCTGAGAAGTGCGGTTCTTCGTTCCCAATCTGTATGCCGTTCAGTCATTGTAGGTGGTGTCACTAGAACATTTTCATTAATGACTATACACTTATAGTTTCCAACATCACACATGTATTCGAGTTCAAATCTTGTTGCAAACTGAATAAATGGTTTTTTATCCATCTCAGCTTCGAGAAGTGTTTTGTATCGAAAGACGTCATCAAAATTTGTGAAAGCCACTATATTGTTTATAGGAAGATCATCAACGTTCAACTTAGTCACGGCGTATATACCTTCATATTGTGCATCTTCATGTTCAAAACTTAATATATGAAACAAATCACGCTTTTTCACCTTTTCGAGAGGTTTGCTATTCGAGTCGTCAATGTTATAATAACTTCTACAAACCTTAGAAATCTTAGGTTTCATGAACCTATGATGAACAACGGGACACTTTAAAGCGAACATTTTTATCGTGTTTTTTATCTAGAAAAGATTTACTTAGGTACAATATAAGATGAACATTATTATCCTTTTTTTATCTGGATTATCATTCGTTTGGTGTACATCTTATATGGCACTTCGAAATATTATTTTGTCTGCGCAAAAGAGAAATGGCGCACCTCCTATTATGTATGAAGATGGTTCTATAATAAACTAATTTCGGTCAGAGGTGGTCCCGACCGACTCACTAAGCAGGAAAAAGGCCACCTCCTTCTCCTTTCCCCGGGACTCCAGGTTTATATCCCCCTCCACCACCTCCACCAGGATTAAAAACCGAGTCGCATAGTGAAAACCGTGGATCACATGGCGGCGGGCCCGCGTCTGGTACACTGAAACAAGCCCTACCACATTCTGAAACTATATCATTCCCGGAAATCCTGTACCCTGTCCAATAAGGATCATTTGCGTTAATTCTTTCTCTCATTAATGCGTCGCACGATTTACCACCATTCTTTGCCGGTTTTCCCTGAGCATCATAACCGATGACTTTTTTAGTACCGTCAATCCTACCACCCTGATATCCGGGGTAATCTGGACATGACTGATTCCCATAATCACAATCACCCAATGTTGTCTGACTCGTGGATACATTACCCGGTTGGTTAGGTCCATCTGCTCCACAATTTACAGGTGCGTAATCTGGGTCATTGTCATACCACCCACCATGCGAATATTCACATATTTGCATTTCCCGACCAGTTTCACCACCGTATCCTTCTCTACAGGTTTGTTTTACAGCCAAACCATCAGGGCATGAACCCCCATTTATCGCATCCGCCCCGTTAGCAACGAATTTCTTATAATAAGAAGGAATTTTAGTACGATCCCATGTTGTCGAGGGATCGTGATTATAACAAATATTACCATTTGACGCACTATCACCATAATTTGGAATATTTCTAGGACACCCATTTTCCCAAGTAGCATCATTTTTAGGGTTATTTGGATCATAAGCAGGCCCCATCACCCCACTTCCCACGATCGATTCCCAACTACCTTCACAATTTTCAGGTAAGCCATCATTTAAGATTACATCCACTGAGCCACACACAGCATCACCGAAATAACGTTCTTGACCTGAGTAGTCCGGGGCTGGACAGTTGGTGGGTATATCATCACAATCCGTTCTCCATTTACACTTGTCCGATTTAATAGTTTCCATTGTCGGTCCGATGGTATCAAATTTAAAACCTTTGGTACCATAATAACCATTGAATAATGCAAAATATAAAGGATTTTTCAAATTCGATTCCCAATCATTTTCACTGAACCCTTCATGCACAGCATATACGTCTTCTCCAACTAAAAATTTATTTCCTTTTATACCTATTTCATCATCTATGAGTTTAATTTTTACATCTTCAAACTTATCACGAGTTAATTTACATTTATATTTGTATTGTTCGTCAGGTTTAAGACTTAAAGAAAATCCAGAACATTCATCGGAATTTACACAAGCAGATGCACATTTTACAAATGCATCGTTGCTGTTTTGTAAATTTTGTTCTATACCTATACCATTTTCATTTACATTAGCAGGAATACCATTCATGTTTAAACATGAAAATTCACCATCTTGTGTACGTATTCCACATTTGGGAACTTGTATATAATAGTCGTGAATTTTAGGATCTTCCTTCCTATAAAGTCCTGATGTAGTTTGATATAAAGGATCTCCTGTTGCTTGACTCATTAAAGTGTTAAATGATACAGGTCGATTCGATCGGTTGATGTCGGGCGAGTCTGGCGTTTTGGATCCTAGATGATTGTCTACCTTCACTAAACTTTTACGAGCAAGTAAATTAGTATATTGAGATATGTCATATTCATTATCATACCATTCAGCGCCTTGATCGTATATATATTGATCGACCCCCTCTTGAAGTTCTCCTTTAATTCGTTCTTTTTCAGATTCACGTTGTTCTTGCGCCGCTCTCATCCAAGATCGAAGATATCCAATTTGACTTTCCATTTCCCGATTATACCCTTCTTGAGCCTCTTCATTACTCGCTGCCAAATCTGTAGAATTGAATATATCTCCATAAAATGCATCTACGGCCTCTACCGTCGCATCTTCATCATCTTTTAAAGCTCTTAACTTTTCAAGAAACGATTTTAAATCGAAGGAATCTTCAAGCACCTCGTCATCGTCTGGGAGAAGCTCCTCCTCTGGATAATACACATCCGAATCATTCACCTCCTGTACACTCTCCTCATACCCTTCTTTCCTAAAACTTAAAAAAAGTATAACCACCGTCAAGGTTATACCCAGAATCAAAATTTTACGATCCATCTTATAGTAGTCTGGAGAAATTATTTATTTGAACATATACTACAAGCCTTTTTAGAATACCCATGTTCACACTTTTCAGAATATACACACTTGCGACACATACTTCTTATATCTCCGTGTATACATATACCACCCCCATTACACACACTACACTGAATAAGTCTTTTTTGGTGTGGACATATATTTCGAATTATATTCATAATTCATCTTAGAGATATTATTTTAACTAATACTATAACAATGCCTCTATCGAATAAAAAACGACGATTCATTAAAAAGGTTTCGTCCGGGTTTAAATATCTATTAGATGACTACGGAATCAAATCTATGAAAGAATCGTATCTAAAAGAATTTATAAAAGAAAATGTTTTCGTCAAAGGTAATTACACGGAAAGACTAGAGTTTTCCGCGGGTAAGTTTCAGTTTTGTCTAGAAAATCTAGATGATGATCTTTTGAGATCTATCTTAAAAGAGTTTGACACTATGGGGTTCACTTTGGAACGTGTTTTTCGTGAAGCGGGAGTAAACCCCCTCTACTTTGACGATGACGAACTTGAATATTCAAAATTGATAGATACAGAAGATATTATTACATTTCAAGATTTGATTAACACATAAAACTAGGTCTTTCACACTTGTATCTCGCAAAGGGGGATTTGTCGTTTATGTAATACATTTTATAAGCTGATACAAGATCTGGAGACTTGTACTGCTCGGGCATACATTCTGGAATACCCTCCATAGAATAATAAGCAGTCTCACTTTTACGTTCTTCGAAATGAGATGGGTGATTTTCGTATAACCAACGCAAATGGTGTTCACACGTGTGAATTTTCCCGTACCGCTCTGTGTATTCACGACTGAGAGCGAGTCCGATTTCACAAGCATACATATAATTTTTGATACTGGAACCTATCCACATGGTCATGGGGTGCTTCTTATGTGCGGGTTTGTATCCACGCTTACTTCCATCTTTCGTCAAGGGGGCGTGTTCTCTGACGTAATCTTCTTGACCCGAAAAAAACCAAGCGGTGTATAACATTTGACAAATCTCAAGTTGAATCTTAACGACGTGTTGATCACATGATAGTTTGGCGATTTCCTTAGGATTCAATGAAAGAAAAAATATGTTCATCTTACAAAAAAATAATACTACTTTACAACTTAGGTGCATTTTCCAAAACCGAGAACGTCCTTCTGCTTTCTCGTAGGAATAGATTGAGGTAGCACCGCCGTTTTTACACTATGCACCCATTCCTCTCCATCGTATGCCATCCAACATATATCGTATCGTTCTATCATCTTTCTACATAAAACACAAGGCATTGATATACCCGCACCATACGTTGTATTTCTAGATATTATGAGGTGTCCATACTTTCGGTGAACCCAATCAGAAAACTGGTGTGGCTTGTACCCCTTTCGTATACATTCCCTATATAACCTTCGTATTAACTGCCTCTCCGCGCACATATGATTCGTGCTATCCACCTCAACAGATTTCTTAGACATAGAACTCGTCACGGTACAATATTTCATTTTTCATAAAATATATGAAACATTCACTAGACTTAGGTATTATTCATGTCGTTCCTTGACAATATAATTTGGATATGTCTGTCTCACATGGTCCTTATATTTTAGGTACACGTTAATTTTGTCGTGTACAGACATATTCTCAGTTTCAAATTCAATTAACATGTGATCATGATTGATATCCAAATGAATAGAGAATCTTTTAGGAATTTCCGGAAAAATTTCTAAAGTTTTAGGAGCTTTATTTTCGAATAATACTTGCTCGGATAAAGCTAAAGGGGAAAAATTTCTAAAATGATTTTGTAAAACGTTTAATCTTCGAATAGCTGACATTTCTCTTATTTTCATTACAATTTATATCCACTAAGGTTTTAAATTCTATCTTTTAGCATCAATCCATCATCTCCTTGAGATTCTTTAAAGTCTACGTTGATGACGTTCGGATCGAATATATCACCGTGCGTTTGACAAAGTGTACAAGGTTCTGACGGAGTCTCTCCCGGGGCATGATTATGAACGGGGACATCTCTCTTTTTGGGACGTTTTGTTTTTTTAGTCGTCGGAGGTTTGGAAGGATCGTGCTTCTCACAAAATGTTTCACCTTCGATACATTTATTGCGACATGGATTACCCCTTATATTGATCCCTGTACACGCAGGTCTCTTCACTCTTGGAGGCTTTGGCTGTTTAGCGGGTTTGGGAGGACGCGCATGGACTTTACACGTCTGCAAACCTTCTGCGCAAAACTTTTTACATTGTTCCCCCTTAGCCGTTTGACACGGGCACCTGATTTTCTCAACCTTTACTTTTGCAACTTTTCCCTTTTTCTTGAGTTCGCTAATCTCCCCTCGCAACTTATCGTTCTCGTTGGCAATATCTTGAAACATCTTTCGCAGTTCATCAGCAAATAAATTATCCTTGATATATTCATCTAATTGGGTCATGGGAGATATACACGGTACACAGAATTCCATTTTTACTTGATAAAAATACAAACATCGTCACAACTTAGGTGAATTTTATTTCTGTGAGAATATTAGAATGGTGTCGATCCACGATATACCTAAAAAAGTCAATACATAGTAGTGGATTCCAGGCTATGTAAATGGAACTAATAATACATTTTCATTAGATCTATCACTAACTTCTAATACACACGTGGAAGATTTCAGTCGCGTATTAGGTGTAAAGATGGTAGATTTTTACATAACACAGGTTGGAGCCACCACGACTGACCTAAACACTAACATAGCAAAACATGTGGATGTTTTGTGTCCAAATATACCTCAAGTTGCGCAAATGCTCGATGAACGCCACGGACATATTTTTGCACGTGTACCTTTGGAGAGACACTTTAACGGAACGGATGGTATTGTTTTACGAGATAAACAATGGAAAAGCTTCAACAGAAAAACAAATTATTTCAACCCCATGTCTATACAAAAATTAGACTTTGAAATATTCGAAGAACAGGATGACGGGGATTATGTAAAACTAAACCCAGCTACGAAGTGGCATATGATATTAGAAGTCACAACCGTTGACCATAAAGAAACACCCATTTCCAAAGAAACACAGATTTTAGAAGCTATACACGCTCTCATAGGTAAGATTGAAAAATTACATCAGAGCGTGGAAAGACTCCCGACTAAAGAAGAAGCTGAAAAGATTATAAAGGAAACTGAGAAAAAACGTAAAAAGATATCATTTAATTATATTTTATTGGCACTCGCAGCTCTAGTAGGTGGTTATATATACTACGTGAATAAGATCAAAATGGTTCCAGGGATTATGTGATATAATAATCTATATGCATGTCTGGACGACCTATATAATTTGGATAGTCGAGCCCCTTGATTGGAAACGGTTCAGTTTCAGGTTCTATAGTATTTACCAAATCCCTACGAATATATGTGACTTCAAACACCATGGGAAAATTATTATCTATCCAAGGAACCAATGGATAATTATTCCCGTGAACATGTACACATATGAAATGCTTATTTAGATGTTGATAAAGTTCATCTATCTTTTTATCGTATGATAGAAGATTTCCAAATAAATGAAACTCTATGATCATCTGTGAAAAATTTTTAAGATATTTAGATGCTATGAGCGAATCCCATTCAGCTCCCTCTACATCTATCTGTGCAAATAAATTAGTATTTTCAGTGTGTCCATTATTTTCTATATGTGCATCAATAGTATTTAAATTTTCCTCCTTTTTAGATGAAACGCCCTCTCTATAAAAGTGTACATAATTAGGTTTATCAGTTATCTCTTTTATAGTGTGGTCGTAAACATAACATGGCTTTTTGTATTTTTCGTAAAAGGTTTTTTCAAATTCAATTTCATCGTTTGAACCATAACTATACAAAGCGTCGTATTCTTTCATATCTACAGCTACGTATCCACCATCCCCATGTGGTCCAAATCTAACCTTTTTCAAATTTGTTTTAAAAGGTTTAAAGTACGTTTTGAGACGTTTACAAATATCCACATAAAGTTGTGTGGGGTGCATATATGTAAATGCTGTTAGATCTTTTAAGTTAATTATCTAAAAATATCTGGTAAAGATGCTTTAAGTTCCAGTGGAGAAGGCGTTAATTTAAATTTACCATTATGTGATAATTTTTCCTTAAAATATACATCGGCCATATGTTCGTCAAACCCTTCATCGTAACATTCCGCACAACTTCTGAGTTTATTCGCCAAAAATTTTGCATCTCCAAATGAAGAAAAATGCCATCCTCCAAATTCTACGTGTGGAAATTTACATCTATTATCTCTGAAATATTGAGGAGTTTTGTCAACTACGTTTTTCTTTGTAGAAATAACAGTTCCAAACCACTTCTCAAATGTTTGAAAATATTCTATAGAATAATTAAACGTAATCATATGTAAACTTATGGTGTCCAACGAGCTTGGAAGTTTTTTGATGATATCAGTTTTTGGAACTTCATCCGCATCAGAAATCATAATAATGGCATCGTCAGGTATCGTTTCCAATCCTTTCAAAATATAATTACGCTGCATATTTTCCATAGTCCATGGATTTGAATCTGGTGGAACTACATCAAGAATGATATGAATTATTTTATCTTTCCATACATCGAATTTATCTTTATTCATTTGAAAAAAAAGTTCTTTCGGCTCCCCCCTATGTGTGTAAGTAGATTCGACAATAACAAATTTATCTACCACAGGATTTAAATATATCATGCGTTTAATGATAAAATCAACTTCATTGTGAAATGTAAAACAATCCACAATCATTATAAATTATGCTGCGTTTACCTTTAATCAGTTTAAGGATATGAGGTAAGTATATTCATGTGTGGAATTCTAGCTTTATACGGGGAAGAAGTAGAGGTCCCCGTAGATTTACTGACACATAGGGGTCCGGATGATTATAAGTCGGATGTTATGGGTAAATGTCGTATGGATTTTTATAGGCTTTCTATAAAGGATTTATCTAAAAATGGTATGCAACCTTTTAGACATAACAAATCCATGCTAGTATGTAATGGAGAAATATACAATTATAACGATTTTACAACAGGTGATGAAAAGAGTGAGAGTGATTGTGAAGTTCTGTTACCTATGATCGAATCAGTTGGAATAATTAGAACCGTTGATATGATGCAAGGGGATTTTGCATTCGTCTATACGAATGGAAAGCGTGTCATGGCCGCTAGAGATCCCGTAGGTGTAAGACCTCTGTTTTACACTCGATATGATAAAGGATCTATAGCTTTCGCGAGTGAGGTCAAAGCTCTGAAGTTTTTACAATCAACAATACATGTATTTCCACCTGGATATATCTACGATTCGTACGTGGATAGTTTTATTTGCTATTACAATACATATTGGCACGTGTATAAATATCTCTCCACAGATTCTACTCAAATCGTAAAAGAAACTCTAGAATCAGCTTTACATAAAAGATTGGAACACTCTGATCGTGATGTAGGATTTTTACTTTCCGGTGGTTTGGATAGTAGTCTCATAGCATCGATTGCGTCTAAAAAACTTGGAAAAATTAAAACATTTTCAATTGGTCTACACGATAGTCCAGATCTTGAATCTGCGAGAATAGTGGCAAAACATATAGGCTCCGATCATACAGAAGTCATTTTCACGGTTGATGATGGTATTAAGTATATGTCGGATGTTATTCGTTCTCTAGAATCATACGATACGACTACAGTTAGGGCAAGTATACCTATGTGGATGTTATGTAAATATATAAAAGAGAATACAAATTGTAGGTATATATTTTCCGGTGAAGGTGCGGATGAAATATTAGGAGGGTATTTATACTTTCACAACGCCCCAGATGTTGAAGAGTTTGCTCACGAAAACATGAGACGCCTAAAGCTAATTCACCAATTCGATGGACTTCGAGCGGATCGTTGCGCCGGTGCCCACGGTCTTGATCTCATCGTCCCATTTTTGGATAAAGAATTTATAGAAGTTTGTATGTCCATGAATCAAAAACTAAAAATACATAAATTAGAAAAACATATTTTGAGAAAGGCTTTTACAGGATATCTCCCGGATAAAATTTTATGGAGACGTAAGGATGGTATGAGTGATGCGGTTGGAAGTAGGTGGGTTAATCATGTTAAAACACATTCACAACAGGTCATCACTAATGAAATGTTTAGCAAAACACGGGTTTTATCGAAAGGTTATAACACACCTCTAACGAAAGAAGAAGCTCTTTATAGAATCATTTTTTGGGATCATTACGGAGACCATCATAACCATCTCATAAGTGAAATATGGAGACCGAAATGGACAAAGATAACAGATCCCAGTGCGAGACTCTTGGTGGATAATTTACCAAAAACTTCTGAGTAAAAAGTATGGGAGGTAAGAAGCAAAAAAGAGAAAAATTATCACCGTGTTCATTTGAAACAGAATATCAAGATATACAATTCGACATAGAAATACCAATTCCGTCAGCTATACCAAAAAATGATAACCAAAAAGATTATCAACGAGTTTTACACGGATGTAAACCCATGATATTCGCCATAGGTCCTGCTGGAACTGGTAAAACTATGCTTGCGTGTTACGCCGCTATAGAAGGTTTAAATGACGGCGATTTCAATAAAATAATTTTAACACGCCCAGCCGTGTCTGTCGAAGAAGATATAGGATACCTACCCGGAACACTGGAAGAAAAAATGGATCCTTGGACGAGACCCATCATGGATATATTTTCCGAATTTTATAGTCAACATCAAATAGGAAATATGATTAAAGAAAAAATAATAGAAATATGCCCATTAGCTTATATGAGAGGAAGAACCTTTAAGAACGCTTTTATCATAGCGGATGAAATGCAAAATAGTACCCCCAATCAAATGAAAATGCTTCTCACTCGTATAGGTAATGATAGTAAAATGATAATAACAGGTGATTTAAATCAACACGATAGAAAATATGATGATAACGGATTAAAAGATATTTATGAAAAAATACAAAAAACAAATTATAAACGCATAGAGTGTATAACTTTTAGTCATGAAGATATAGAAAGATCTCCTATAGTAAAAGATATTTTACAAATTTATGGTGATAAATAAATCAACTCTAATATAGAAATGTTTCCTGACTGAGTGTCGGGACATTCATGTCCATATTAGGGTTTATAACCCGATATTATTTTTTTATTTAAACTCCGGCTAACGCCTTCTTCTTAGCTGGAGTGTTGGCAGCCTTCTTAGCCGCAGGTTTGGCTGCGGGCTTGTCATCCGACTTGGCTGCGGGGGCAACACTCGCACCGGGTGGGCCCTGAGGCCCGGAAGGACCACGGGGTCCCGGGGGGCCAGGAGGACCTGGGGCGCCACGGGCACCTTCCATCGCGGAAGAGCCACCTAATTCAGACGCATCGAGAACCTTTAAGAGAAGGTTACAAAGACGCCTTTTATCGAGGTTGAGAATTTTCATTTCCTGTTCGATCTCATCGCGTAAAGAATCCATTGCTATATATATAAAAGTAAGATTATCTTTATACTAAATGTTATTCATTGGTTCATCCCTAAAAAGTGGGATAGGTCAACATGCGAATAAATATACCAAAATTTTCCCAGATGCTTCGTATTTCACAATAGGGAGTAAAATACCCGAAGATGAATACGGCCTGATATTTTTACTACCTTTACGAGAACATATAGAATACGCCAAGTATGCAAAAACGCGTGTAAAGCATTTAGCTTGTATGACCGTTTGTGAAACTACCACGGTACATGAAGATTACGGGATGATCATGGAAGAATTTGATCGTGTTGCTGTACCCAGTGAATTCTGTAAATCCGTCCTGTCTCGGCAATTTCCAAAAAATGACTTTTATGTCATTCACGCACATATACCCAAACCACGAGAGAAACCTTATGTATTTTATCATATAGGCAACATCATGGACGATCGCAAAAATTTCAAACAAATTTTACAAGCATTTGTTCGTCTAAATGAACCTAACACTCGTTTAGTTGTCAAAGCTACGTGTAATCAAGATGTAGATATTCGACTTCCCCGGGTTGAAGTCATAAACAATATGCTAGATAGTCACGAAATGGACGATTTACATAGAAGGTGTGATTGTTATGTTAACTTTTCTAAATCTGAAGGTGTTGGTATGGGAGCCATAGAAGCGGCGATTCGGGGTAAGCCTGTCATCTTAACAGATTTTGGAGGACCTTCTGAATATATCAAATCACCTTACATGATTAATTGTGAACTTCAAGAATTGGAGAATGACGATTTCCTATTTCAAAAAGGAATGATTTGGGGGAAACCCAATTTCGATCAACTCTTGGAGTTCATGAAACACGCGTACGAGAACAAGGTATATACTATGGATCACAATTTTACTAAACAAGTTGTAAATCGTGAAAACGTTTTAAGAGAATTCTTCGTAAATGTAATTGGTGATGAGAACGACGAGACCGGTGAGGAGAGCACCTGAACCTATAGATCCCTTTTGGGAGATTAACATGGAATTGATATCATCTATGAAGCTTATACCCGTGGGTTTCTTCATAAGATCCGGTAATACCTTCGCGATGACTATATAAACGATCATAGATATGATGACTGGTTTAAGTGTGTCCTGATCAAACATTTATATTAAACGACTATTTTTTTACCAAGACTTACACCACCCATGGATATTCCATGTTTTTTACAATACCCACCACACACCGCCTTAAAGCTACACGGCTTACCCTTCAGAGTTGTAGCCCTGCATATATGATTTGTGTGCTTTTGAACAACCTCTTGCTTAGGAGCCTCTTCCAAAAAAACAATGGACCTGGCATGCCTTTTTTGTTCATGATTATTATAATTTCGCTTTAAATTTACAAGCGCTCGAGCCAACCGCTCAGACTTTTCGGTTGGCTCGATCACTCTACAGATGTTCATTGCGTGTTGCTCCATTTTTTATTATTTTAATAATTTTGTTGATCGACTTAGGTATCATTTTGAGCAGCTGATGAAGAAGCTGCGGCTGCCAGAGAATCTCGTAATTTTTCATATTCCTCCTTTGTTTCGTTAAAGGTTTCACATGCTTTACGTCTACCCTGTTCAAAAATATAAGTATCGGGATCTGCGCTGCTGAGCATGGAGTCTTTACAATTTTCATTAATTTTTTCATATAAAGGGGTATATAATTCCAATTCTTCTTGTGTTCCTTCTTCTGGTATTACTGTATCTTCATTTATAACTGGTATAACTGCTATAACTTCTCCACATAAAGATTTAAAGCCAGCCACTTCAATTTCTTCAGATGATAGATTTTCTAAAATACGATAACCGGATTCATCTCTAGATATTTCATATGAATCAAATTGTTCACATCCACCCCCTGATAATCTATTTTTCCATGGAGGAGTTGCAGTGACACCTCCCCGTTTGAAAGAATTTTCAATCCATGAAATAGATTCGCGTATAACATCAGTGTAAGGTTTTGTTGGATCGTATAGATGAAGTTTAACTCGCTCCGCAGTTTTTCCAATTTCTCCAGATAAGTCTTCCATAGTGATATCATCGTAATCATCTTTATCATAACATAAACCATCACGAACTTCTTTTAGTAATTTTGTTATGTCCTGACCAGTTATAGTACTAGTATCAGAATCACAGAAACGTTTATTTATTTTATCAATAAGTAAATCTATTTCCGTGTACATATTTATTAATATTTTCTTACCTTCTTCATCATCTTCATCAATTTCCTTATTTGCGAATTCATCTCTTTCTTGCTGTAATAAAATCTTAAACTCTGTGCACGATATAGATTCTTGAATTCCTTCCAATCTTTTCATTAATCCAAGTTCGGCTGTATGAAAAGCATTACATAAAGGTCCTCGTAATGCTTCATTTGTTTCACTTTGAACACGTCCTATAGCATCCAATATGGGACTAACACCTGGTTTAAAAGGTATACCATTAATCATTGTTTTTGGAGACCCACCTGGTGTTCGCGACTTTATGAGCCACATGATGAGTAAGCCCAAACCTACTCCTACCATGAGACCTATAATACCTTTGGCTGAAGACATTTAAAGTATACATACATTTTAATATTATGCACATCAAATGGACTCGAGAATGTAGTCGATGTAAAGCTCCTCTGAAACCCCGAGTCGTGTCGAGAAATCGTCAGACTAAAAACTTTATACGAACTTACTTACATACAAATCCTATATTTGTAGATAATAACGAACAATATTATTCATTCATAGGTCTAAAGGTAGAATCGGTGTGTTATTCTTGTTTTACAAACAAACCTAAAGTATCAATAAATTCTTTAAAAAATAGAGAACTTGGTCTAGTTAAACGTATACACCCCAGAAGTGTATCTAAAACGAAAGACGAAATACTTTTTTGGTATAACAGTCTCGTAAAAAAGGCTGTCAGGGAAGGGGTAGATATCGGAAATTAATTATTTCTTTACGTATACTAATGAAACGTGTAGTTAATAATTTCTTTCTAATTTTTCTCACGACTCTCGTGTATGGATTCATCTATAGTAGGATGGGACCCGAAGATTTTGATTTTAAGAGCCCGTTAGATCCATACTATTTCGCTACGACAACGATGTCGAGTGTGGGATTCGGTGATATAGTACCTAAGAGCGACCGTGCTAAACTGTTAGTCATGTCACAACAAGTTATAATTTTGAGTGAAGTTTGGTATTTTATTTTACTCTCTAAAGTTAAATGGGTGTAGACCCAGATCTAGCTATAGTCATGAAGGGTTTAGATGAATATAGAGACTATTTACCGGAAGGTAAATATATAAAAATGTGCGACGCGCTTAAACGACTACATGAAAAATTGAAAAAACCCAGACTGAGAATTCCTACGATAAGATTTACTACGATGGATGTGAAATATATATGGTGGTTCTCGTCACTCGTCACCATAGTAAAAGTTGTCGGAGGTATAAAAAGAAAATTTACGTCTTTTTCTTAAAAAAAATGTTATACTTATTTAGTATGTTAGTGTTGTTATTGTTAATAATAACAATAACCTTTGTTATTTATTATATAATACAAATACGTGAAAAAGTTCCCAAAATTGTTCACCAAATTTACATACAGGGAAGGGATAAATTACCAAATTTTGTTAAGGATGTTATTGAACAAAATAAAAAAGAAAATCCGGAATATAAATTTATGTTTTATGATTATGATGATATAAAAAAGTATATTTATCAAAATACAAACGAAAAAATAATTAAATGTTTCGAAAAAATAAACCCAGAATGTTATACATGTATCAGCGATTTCTTTAGGTACATAATAGTTTATAACGAAGGTGGTATATATTTAGACGTAAAAACAAAAATAAACATACCTTTAAGTCAATGGGTTATGGGTGATAAAATTCATATAGGTATATGGTTATGGCACGATTACACGGAATTAGACGAATATTACAACATTGATCACAAACCTAAAGGTAATAAAAAACAAATGTTGCAAAGCGTTTTCATGTTTCCAAAACGACATCCATTATTGAAAGGTGTGATAGATGATATGTGTCATCAAATAAATTATAACAAATCGAATGACATATTAGAAATAACTGGACCAAATATGTATACAAAATCCATTGCACCTAAATTAAAATACTATAACTATTCCATATATGAAGAAGATGGACAGTTATATAACAATAATATAACATTTGATGGTACACATGGAAAATATTATGAATATATGAACAATAATAAATTGCATTGGTCTAAAAAGAAAGATAGAGTCTTGATATAAACCTAAGTGAAAGCTCTTTGTTAAAAAAACATGTTAAGCGTTCTTCGCTTCTACATTTTACTGATCACACCTTACACGATCTTCAAGTACGACTATTACAAAAACAACCTAAGTCAATCGAACTTTTGAAATTTTCAACTGAAAAAATGGAAGATCTCCAAAGCCTCATGACATGCCTCGACGAAATATCCGGTCAGATCTCTGATGGGATGTATCTGAAGATGACAGACAAGTTCAAGCGCGTCTACGACAAGCTCAACGGTGATAAACCGTTCCACGAAGACTCCTTCTACTACAGCGACGACGATTTGGAACTTGACAGCAACAGTGACGATGACAGCGACTACGAGGCGCATATCAGGGACACGGTCGAGCGTGGACGGGCCACGGCGCAGGCTGCGCGCGAGGCCGACGAGCGAGCACGCCGAGAGGTCAGCATTGAAATCATCAGAAGTCATCTTCTGGATTATGTGAAGAGCATGCACCAGACGTGGGCGCTGGTTCAGAGATGGGAAAAGGAGGCGAAGAAAGTGATCCCACTTATCAAGCGTATGTCCGCGACTCGAAAGGCTGAGGCTATCCACGAATTTTGCCGAAAATGCTACATCTGGGGGAAAGTTGAAGATGACACAGCTTTGGTTGGCAACATCTTTGGATACACTTTGGTTGGAGCCTGGACTTGGGAAAGGCTGGTGGACAACGGTCTTCGAGCAATCGTGATGATGATTGGAACGGAGGAGGAGATTGAAAAGGCCAAGAGAAAGAACATGCACTGCGACGACCTTTCCCTCGCAACGCTTAAAAAACTTCCTGCATTTGAGAAGAAGATTTATGACGACTACAAGTGTGAGTACAACGAGGATATTGTTGAAAATCGTCGTCAAGCGAATGAGTATGTTCGCAAGCATGAAGAATCTATGCAAAGGTGGGAGATGTGCGCGAGGGAAGAGGAAAACAAGTTGAGTGCACTTGGTGCCCGTGTCTATGGTCGCGATAAATGGGACGCGGAAACCCATTATTTTTGGGTGGATGACGTCACCGGACGAATGGTGGGTGGACCTTAAAGTTTTTAGCACCTAAGTTGTAAGAATATTTGTAAATTTCATCTAAAACAATCAACCAACATGGAAGATCTCAAAAGCCTCATGACCTGCCTCGACAACATCTCCGACAAGATCGGAGATGGGGTGTACTTGGATATGGCCGACAAACTCAAGCGCATACATGACAAGCTCAACGGTGATAAACCGTTTCACGAAGACGAATTCTACTACAGCGACACCGCGAGTGACGACGAATCAGACAGCGACTACGAGTCTCCACGACCAACGGTTCGTGCCCCGTTCGCCCCGAATCTCGATCGAAGACGTCTCTCTGAGATTGCACGTCTCAGAGACCTACTTCTGGATGTTGTGAAGAAGATGCACGAGGAGTACAAGGTTCTCATAAAGTGGGAAAAAGAAGCGAGGCGTACTTGGACCCCCATCAAGCGTATGACTGCGTTTCGAAAGACTCAGGCTATCAAGCAATGGTGTGAAAAGAACACTCGTTGGGCTCCCGGTGGTGAGGCTGGGGAACTGGTTGGTCATATATCCACCGCCGCTGCGTTCCACTCCTGGACCTGGAAAAACCTGATGGAAAACGGTCTTCGGACAATTGTGGTGGAAATTGCAACCGAGGAGGAGAAGGTAGCCTTGGCGAACCGCCTTGGCTGGGCACCAGTCTACTATGATGAACTTTCACTCAAAACACTCCAAAAGCTTCCCGCCTTTGAGAAGAAGATTTACGATGACTACAAGGAAGAATGTCAAAGGAAAATGACCGAGTACTTCAACAGCGCTAAGTTAAAGGTGGTTGAGTCGAAGGCAAAGATGACCGGGTTGGAGATGCTTTGTGTGGACACAGAGGCTGAGTTGAGTCAACTTGATGCTCCTGTCTATGGTCGCGATTACTGGGAGGTCGACGAAGATGCGAACGCGCCATGTGAGTTTTGGGTGAATGATAATGGACGAATGGTGGACAACGGGTTTGAGGCACAGGTCATGCGACGCCGTTAAATAATTTAGACGTGTAATATAGTAATGAATCACCCCAGCGCACTCGCATTGTCTGTCATTGTTGGTTCAGCGTTCTATGTGTTGATGGAGAAATCTATTCCAAGAGAAGCAAATTGTAGTTATCTCGCGTCACCTGTGACAGATATTCTCGCATTTGTGTGGGGTTTTATTGTTATGTGGTACGGTGTATATGTATACGATAATCCTATACTTACCGGATTGGGTTCGACTGTCGTGGTGGAACATATATGGCAATTGAAACATAAAGGAATCAAGGGATTGCGTCGCTTCTAAATAGAAAATAGAACCTAAGTTGTAAGAATATTTGTAAATTTCATCTAAAAACATGGCTACTCAACAAGATATTTTACGCACGATGATGACACAGCTGGACGACGCCTCGGATAAAATCCCCGAAGGTCTCTACCTCCAGTTCTGTGATCATCTCCAAAACCTTCACAATAAGACTGGATCATTTTCCCGTATCGGACGTGGTCGCCACCAAACGCGTGTGGGCACCGTTGAGGAAGCTCCACAGATCCCCCCAAATGAACACGGATACGTGGATGTTCAAGATTACCAAGAAGCGATTGACCGAATGTATGGTATCCGTAACGGAGCCCACCGGCGATCTTCAGGTCCGCGTCGCTGTGGTCGCTGTCACCAGGTGGGTCATGATAGGCGTAGCTGCCGCTACCATGAGGCTGACCATCACGCACTTGATTCAGCATATCGGAATGGACAAACACCGACCGAAGCGGGTATAGAGAGAAAAACTACCTTTCGTTCAAACTACGCAGACTGGAGCCGCGCTAATGGAGGTAGAGTCCACTTTGAAGTTGAACTACCAGAAGCCGAGTTTTCTCGACAAGGCGGACGTGACACCTGTACATACGCGAATCTTGGTTCTAGACTTGAAATTCGTGTGGCGGGGAAGTATAAGACGTATATTGATCTGCCGGCGAAGATGATTGACATCGGGGAGACCAATTGGAACCCACAAACACATTGTCTCAAGATCACCTTACAAATTGCGAAACCTTAGAAAAATAGCCGTGTACTATAGTTATGAATGTAATGCAAATAATAGACAGTACCCCGAGAACGTCTACCTAACCCTCTGCAACGAGTTAAAGAAACTTTACTCTATCATTCCCCGACCAGCCCTATCCAGAACAAATAGTGCCACCAACGTACCCTCATCACCTGCGAATGGGTATTGGTTTCGTTAATTACTTAAAATTTAGACTCTTTAGAAATGTATGACTGAACCTGAATACATTTATAGATGGTCAAAACTGTGTCTCTCTACTGTATCACTCATAATCATATCCCCACACCTCATAGGTGGTTGCCAAGTATTCGTATTCTTCACGAATCTGTACACCCTTTTGTCAAATCTACTTTGGTTAATTCTAGATTCAAATGATTATCCAGTTGAGATCGCGTCCCTTATTCCAGTATTGGGGGTAGAAAATATGATAACACTGGGAAGTTTCATGTGTATCACGGGTAACACCGAAGATGATACGGGATTAAGTAGCTACGAAATGGTTGCGGTTATCTCGGGTATTCTTTGGGGAGTGCACACAAGTCATATCACTTACATCGTTTCCAAAAGAGAACCCAGTCGGCTAATAGGACTTGAAGAACCATTCGAAATTTAATACCTAAGTTAAACAAAAAATGTAAATATATAGTAAGATGAGTCTAATCCCCATCAAATTACTGAAAAATAAGGTAAATCGTAACAAACTTCTCAAGATCAAAGACGAAACTCCCGAGATTGACAAGAATGATTACATCGAATCTCGGATTAATACGAACGTTAGGGCTAAGAACCTTCTTGCTATCGAAGATGCCTCTGAGATTGCCAAGTACTACCTTCATAAAAAGGGCGTCTTTGAACAAATCGCCAAAGACATACAGAAAGAGTCTAAAAAGAAATTCAAATTTATGTTTCGTAAGACCACCGCATTGGTGAAAACCAAACTATCCAGTCTCGTGGCTCGTTCCGGTGTTGACTACATGTTGATGGAACACTCTTACCCAGATGGCTCAGGTCATTATGGAATGGCTCGCCTTGACCACAATAAGAAGATCGCTCGAATTTATGACTCCATGACGGATAACGAGTCAGATTTCGAAGAACCTCTCAAACACTTCCTTGGAAATAAATATACAACCATAACAGCTTCTATTTTTGGTTGTGTTGGACGTATGAGGAACGCTATGGGTCAAAATTTAAACCCCCAACCTACCGGTGGATTCGTGTCTCAATCGTTTAACGAGTTCAAACACAAGAATTTTGCAGGTGGTCGTGGTGGTGTACCCAAAAAGTTGATGGAAGAAGCATTCACACTTTCTCAATACGACGAAATGTCACAACACCATTTCTGTTACATGGAATCATTCCATGCTATGATGGCTGATCTAGGACTGGCACACTCGGGTCCCCAAGACCCCCGTGAGCGTCTTGAGTACATCAAGCGCTTCATTTGGGGTATCCTTCACAAATACGTTCCCAAGAGGAGTCGTAATACTATTCAGTGGAGGTATTTTGAGAAATATTTCCCATACATCCTCGAAACGATGGGACCTGATGGTAAACGTTTGGTCATACGCCGTGGTTTTATTCAGGTTCCACCAGCCCGTGGTGTGATTAGGTATCGATTGAAGAAAATGCGTGTCACAGATAAGATTGACAATTCGACTCCTTTGAAAGCTATTACCAAATGGTCTAAGGGGACTAAGAAATGGGTTAAAACCTAAGTAATTATAAAAATCGTAAAAATAAAACCTAAGTCATCAGAAATCTTTGTAATTTTCAACTAACAAACAACAAACAACAATGAACTTTGAAATCCAAGCTCTCGGCGGCAAGCTCATCGGATCCCGCTCGGCCATGAAAACTTTGGATCGTCTCACGACCCTGCTCCCCAACGCTAAAATCAACTTTGAGGTCGTCCCTCCCCCTGAGACCAAGAAGGCTGAGTTTGGCAGTATGCCCAACTTTCGCGACACGGTCCCTGAGACTGACTCCGACGAGGATGATGATGACATCATGCATGACCCCGACATCCAAGAGATGGTCAAAAACGGAGAACACACCTGTCACATGTTTGACGCTCATTGCCAAGCATGTGAAGATGACGAGGAGGACGAGGAGGACGACATCACCCTCGCGGAGCTTAAGGAACAGCTCGAGGATAACATGACCCTCGCGGAGATCCAACAGCAACTTGATAAGGTGGAAGCCGCAAAGAAGAGGCTCGAGACCATCCGTCTCAAGAAAGAAAAAAAGGAAGAGGAAGAGGTCCGAGAGTGGGTTGATGAGGCGACCTTCGCGGCTCGATCCAGGGATAACATGCCTAACTTTTAGAAAAGGCACCTAAGTCATTGTAATAAAATACAATAAGTATCAAAAAAAGTAAACAGCACGTACAACGTGGTCAATTCGTGTTCAACTTGAACAAAGATGAATCCTCAAATGGTTGTGTGCCACAAAATCATGCAAATCTTGGACGACAACGCTCAACAAGTTCCGGAAGGCTTCTATTTGGAGGTGTGCGACCAATTAAAACACTTACACGTGGCGGCCGAACGATACGAGCCAGATGAAAGAGAGTTGGGGTTGAACGAGGCTGAACGGATGTTGAACAGACGATCTGAAGAGTTGAACAGACGACAAGATCATCTCAACGAGTGCGTCTTAAACTACAACAAAACGGCGACTGCATATTTGGAAAAGGTGAAAAAGTACAATAAGGCGGCGGCGTCGGTCAAGCGGGTGCGTGCGTGGCAATTGGCTCGCGAAGCGCGTCTAGATGATCGCGAGGATAACATCACCCTCGCCGAGCTTCAGAGGACACTCTTAGAGTAGGTAATAATTATATTGTAATACAGTAAAATGGCTAACCTCAAACTTCTCCCCAAATCTATTGAGTCTAAAATGAACGCGCGCGACCTTAAGAAATATACCAAACTTCAAAAAGAGTGGAAATCTGTCTTAAAAGTTATGATTAAAGCGGAACAAAAATCGGGCGAATATTTCCGTAAAACTCGTAAAAATACGACTGACGCACAGATGAAAAAGCAGGCATCCCTCGATAACGCAACTTTAAAAGCTTTCTATTTTGCCGATAAGAAAAACGATGAATGGACCACCTTTACAGGTCAGATGAGGAAAAAATATACCTAAGTCGTTTCACCTTTTATTAATTCCTATGAAAAATGGATAATCTCAAATCTCTCATGCAATGCGTCGACCATATTTCTAATGTGATCCCGGAAGGTACCTATTTAGAAATGTGTGATAATATAAAACAATTACACGATACCATAAACGAAGAAGATCCGGTATATTATGATGAATGGATTGAAAACGAAGAATTACTCAAAAATCTTGAGAATGATTTAAAAATAATCGAAAGAAGTTTGAGAAATTTAAGATATATCAGAAACATAACTATCAAGGTCAGGGAGGATGCGATAAAAAATTATTGCGACTATGATGCCGAATGTGTAGGAAATAAAGAGTGGACTTTTGAAAATCTTAATGATAATATGAGGTGGGAATCAGATAGTGAACGTGAAGAGTTTACGAGTAAAGCGTATGAAAAGAAAATATACGAAAATTACAGGTATCATTTCAATAAAGGTGTTGAAAATTTGAGAAAAAATGCGCGCGAGGAAAGGGTGAATATTGAACGTGAAATAAATACATTATGCGACAGACAACATTATTTAGAAAATATTAGAAATGTACTTGGATAAAGTATTTAGAGAATGATACTGTAATAACATTAAACTATGATTTATTTACCTTGTCATAGAGCTGGAATAGGAAATATTATATTAGCATATTCGACACATATTGTAATGACGAATGGAAAAGGTGGGATTGACTCAGTTATTTATAAACATGGTAGAGACAAAATTCTCACGTTTAAAAACGTTGTCGAAAATGGTGATATAAATAATAAAGGTTTTTTAAATTCTTTTACACACTTACGTTTTCCAAATATTGGATCTGTCATGCGTGAATATATGAAACCTACCGAATATATGCAAACGTTGATAGATAAACATTGGAAAAAGGTTGACAAATGTGTCGCTGGTTTTCATATACGACGTGGTACTTTATCCGAGGATAGTTCTAAATTTGCTTTTCAACCAACGGCATCGGATAAAGCTGTGGAATCGATGATAAAAATGGCCAATGATATAGACGAACCCGTGTTTATTATAAGTGATTCAATAACAACTAAAAAGTATTTTCAAAGTAAAGTACCAAAAGCTATATCTCTCGATTTAGATATTGGGTATACATCTTGCGAATTTTCACAAGAACATAATAATCCGGTAAAAGAATCATTGGAAATTAAATACAATAGCATGGTTGAATGGTTTTTAATGTCTAAAATGCCTAAAATTTATACCACTATGGGTGGTAATTGTGGTAGAAATATTCCCGAAGGTGAAGTCGAAGGAATATCATCTACATTTGGATATTCGGCAGCATTATACGGTGATAAAATTCCATATTATGTATTTAATGATGGAGTCATTTTCTATCCCGATGGAAAAATAAATAGTCCTCGTTTATCGTGGTCCGATTCATATTCGGGTGATTATATTGTTATACATAATCCAACGAAAGATAAGATCACGGACATTCGAAAAAATTACCCACTATGGATAATTTTAGTAAATCCTGATATCTGTAAAGAAAATGGTATATACGAATGGTGTAAAACTAGGGTAAATGTTGATTTCACACCTAAAAGTGACATCCCACATATACGAAAGATGATTAACGTAGATTAAAGAAACAAAATTACTATAAGTAATGGAATACGATTGTTGTGTTATAGGAATTGGTCGTCTTGGATTGTGTTTTGCAGTTACATTAGAAAATACAGGATTAAAAGTTATAGGAGTAGATGTAAACCATGATTATGTAAATAAAATCAATACAAAACAATTACATTCAGATGAACCGGAACTATCTGACGCTTTAAAATTAACCAAAAAATTTACAGCAACTACAGATTTAAATGAAGCGGTTATAAATTCCAGAAATATATTTATACTTGTAGCGACACCAACCGACGGTGGAAAATACTATTATGATCATAATTGTTTAAGTGATGTCTTAGTCAAAATAAATAATTTAGAATTACGAGATAAATCTATTATAATAAATTCAACTGTCTTCCCGGGATATATAAAACACATAGGTAATGTTCTTCTCGATAAATGTGAAAGATGTACACTCAGTTATAATCCAGCTTTTGTAGCACAGGGGGATGTTATGAGTGGGTATAAAACGGGTGGTTGGTTTGGTATGGTTTTGATAGGTGCCGCTAACGATGAAGTGGCAGTTGAATTAACGCAAATATATAAGAATATTGTTAAGGATAGAGATGACGTAAATATATGCATAATGACTCCAGAATCTTCTGAAATTTGTAAACTTGCATCTAATTGTTTCAGAACTATGAAAATATCTTTTGCAAATATGATAGGGGATATAGCAGATAAAACAGTTGGAGCCAACAAACATGATATATGTAACGCATTAAAGTCTGATAAGTCTATAGGTCCTATTTGTATGACACCCGGTTATGGTTTCGGGGGTCCGTGTTATCCAAGAGATAATAAAGCTTTAGCTATGTATTCTACCAAATTGGGTATACAACCTTTAATACCTCGAGCTATAGACGATTATAATGATATTCATCATGATATTATTACCAAAAAAATGTTTGAAAGCACTGACGATATAATCGAATTTGAAAATGTGACATATAAACCTAATTGTGCTGTTGCTATGATAGATAAGTCTCCAAAGTTAGAAGTTGCATATGCATTATCACGGATGGGTAGAAGTGTAAAAATTAAAGATAGATATTCTGTCATAATGGAAGTTATGAAAGAATACGGAGATGCGTTTACATACGAAACTATTAATTAAAATATTACAATAAATTATGAAGGATATCCGTATATTTATACCAGCTATTTTGATTTCATTAACGAGTTATATTTGCCCAAATCTGGAAAGTTCAGCTTCAAACGTTAATCTTAGACCACCAGGTTGGGTATTTGGAGTAGTGTGGCCCATTTTATACCTAACTACCGGTCTTTCGTGGCAGAGGACTAAAATGGATCGCGAATTTTTAATATTGATTGCGTCTTTATGCGCTTGGCTTATTGTGTATTCTTGTAGGGGTGAAAAGAATAAAGCGAGATACGTTCTCGCTTGGTCGGTACTCGTGAGTCTTTATATTTTATGGAATATGAGGAAAACCAATTCGTATTGGCTCATGATACCTCTTACAGTGTGGTTAATGTTTGCTACATATTTAAATCAAGCTGAAGTATCTAACAAATCTTCTTTTTGAGCATATTGCGTTCATTATTTGTCAGACTATTCACGTACTTGTTTATCTTTTTGGTATTTTTAGGAGTCTTGTGAGCGTACGCAACCGCCGGGTCCAATGGTCCATTCTTGAGAGGCCTTGCCTTGTTCATCTCATTCACAAGTTTTCTCTGGGCGTTCTTTTCCCGTGCCAACAATTCCATGAATTGTTTATTATTTGCGTTAGACCATTTGGCCTTGGGTGTGGGGGTCTTGGCCTTGGGTGTGACCGTCTTGAATTTACCCCCAACAAACTTCATATTCTTACCACCTTGTATGGCGTTCCTTACGTTTTGGGGTGTCTTCATGTTAAAAGGTTGTCCACGTTCGTACCTCTTCATTCGAGCCCTTTCCGAAAATGTTGGCTGTGCCCTCTTTTCCCTCTCAGCCTTATTCTTAGCCAGAGCCTTCTCATACATACCCTTTCTCACATACTCACGCTTCTTACCGTTTACGTCAACGAACGAGAACCGTGCATCACGTCCAAGTTGTATCTGACGATTGATCTTTTTCTGGAACTTGGCGGCGTAAGCTTGCAAGTTCTTTTGCTTAGCCTCATGATACGCGGACTTACTCTCAAATTCTTGCTTCTTACCGTTTACGTCAACGAAAGACCTCCAGTACTCGTTCTTCTTAGCCTTGGGTGTGGGGGTCTTGACCCTCTCAGCCTTGTTCTTAGCCAAAGCCCTATCGTATGCAAACTTCCTGACAAATTCACGCTTCTTACCCTTTACATTGACGAAAGAGAACTTCTCCTTGAGACGAACGGGTGTGGGTGTCTTACCCTTGGTAGCCTTAATTTCCTTGAGTTTGGCATTTAACTTGTTCGCAGCCTTCTTCCTCCCACTTTCAATCTTCGCTGCATATTCCAACATATTGGAAGGCGACATCACCTCGTAGGGTGCGTTAGCCTTGGGGCTTGGACTGGCTGGTTGAATCTCGGGGACTGGGTTGGGACGTGCAACACCGGGTCTCCTCCGGGGTACCGATTTGGCATTGGGCTTAGCAAGTACAGCCGCAGCCTTCTTAATCGCGTTGTTCATCTTCTTCTTCCTTTCCGTAGTTGAAAGTTTGGGACTGGGAGCCTTGGATGTCTTAATCTTAGGAGGTGTCTTAACCTTCATGGCACCAATCTTTTTGAGAGCATTCGCGAGAGTCTTTGGTCTATTCGGTGATTTATCACCAGTTAAGAATGGGTGTGTCAAAATAGTCTTGAAGGTGGGAAGGTTTGCTCGGAGGGCGACGTGGTAATCTGAGAGTAGATATCCCTGGTTGGTGAATTTTCCGTTAAACTCGAGGAACTCTTTGTTTGGTATGAGCTCTTCGATGAAATTTTTAATAGCTCGCTCCTTAGCATTTTCTGGCTGTCTCACCTTAACATAAATCACATACAAGAACCTATGAATATCATAGTAAATCGTACCTGGACCTATTCCATGTCCGTATATACCCGCACCCTCATATCCACCATCCTTCGTTTCTGGGTTTGGCATACGCCTGGACCAGTATGATAAACCAAAATCAATGATAGTCGCTTTAACACCAGCGTTTGTACGCTTATACTTTTTGATATCAGGTGAACCGAGACGACTCCTAAAAGATCCACCAGGGTCGTTCCGAATTACTTTACGACCGAGGTCAACTTTCCAAGTGTATGGGGTCTTGAGAGCATCCGGGTTAACCATAACATTATTCCCATGTAAATCACGGTGACGGAAGTCTGGAAATTTTTGGTTAATTCGGTAGAGATTATCAAAAACCTGTATGATGACAGACTTTATCGCATCAAGAGATGGTTTGGTTTGCCACCACGAATTAAACGACATACCATCAAGAAGTTCCATATAAAGAATATCCTTGGGTTTGGTACGTAGCCATGGCTGGACAAAATTAACCATTTTGGAACCAGGTTTTCCCCCTTTGCGTATTCTTTGGGGTTCTTTATCTTGGATGGGGCACTTCTTAAAGAGGTACATCTCAGGAACCGCAAACTCCTTCAATTTTTCGGCAACCTTGAATTCAAACTCAAATGCACCATCGGTACTTTCCGATGTATCTATCTCTTTGTAGGCGACATATCTACGACCGTTATCATTGATACTTCCACGATACATCTTACCAAATTTACCTTCACTTATAGGCCTACCCTTACCAGTGCGAAGGGTGGGTGAGTTGTAACTAGGAACTTTCAAGAAGTGTTCTGGGATACAAGCTTTCTCACCTTTGAGTAATTTTTTCAAGTTACTCTCGATAGACATGCTTATATAATGTTAAGATTTTTATAATGACATGAAGTATGCCAGTCATAAAAATTATAGGTAAGATCAAAAACTAAATAAAAATATTCTTAAATATTAGTCAATATGATATCATCTATCCCAAATTTTTTTTGCTGTATTACAAAAGCGTGTCGTAATAAAGTCATAATGAAAAATGAAAGTAATTATGCAATAAAGTACGAAGCATACATTTATAGAGGGGCTTCAATCGGTAAGATAGATACCGCTATTGGTGCGGGTGGTTTTAATGGCAAAACCGCGTTAGAAATAATACAAGGTGAAGGACTCAAACCAGAAATGGGACGTATAGCTAAAAATAGCACTGTTCATGTAACATGTGGTTATGGAGGCAAAATCGCTATAAGATATTATATGATTGGTTTGCATACAGATTATACAGATGAACTCAGGAACTTTCAAGTTCTCGATGTGGTTAAATTTATACAACCATATCCTGAAGAAATTGAAATCATAATAAATAAAAACAAGGAGGATCGAGAGGAGAAAGAAAGGAAAAGGAAGGAGGATCGAGAGGAGAAAGAAAGGAAAAGGAAGGAGGAACGGGAGGAGAAAGAAAGGTGGCGTGAAGAAACACGTCGTGCCTATGATCGGCAGTGGGAGTTCAAAGCGGCGGAGCGCGAGTCGAAAGAACGAATCGCGAAAGGAGCGCAGGATGTACACGTAAATGTTGAAATTTAACTTAAGTTAAAAGTTAGCCATGCTCATTAGTAAAATGAAATTTTATCCCGATGAAGAAGAAAACCCTGAGTATTGGTGGGACGTCGATTTGGATGATGTGCGCTACGAAGTTTATAGTATAGAAAAAGATGAGGATGATCCATATAATCAATATAGAGAGTGGGAAGGTAAAGTTTCGAGAGAAAACAAGGTTGCATCTTTCAGGTTTGTTCATCATTACACGAATGATGGTGACGCGGAACTGGAAGGAGACTTTCCAGAAGATCTACATGATACTCTCTTCGAATTTCTTGTTAAGGAACTTATCGAAGATTACGATAGTTCCTGTGAAACCTAAGTTAGAGAATAGATGTGTAATAAAATAAAAAAAATCATGGAGAGCGTTGAGAAACTCACGCATATCGAGCATGTGCTTAAACGCCCCGACTCATATGTTGGTCCAACTGATTTAAGTTCGGAATCCTATTGGGTTCTTAACGGTCAGAAATTTGAAAAGAAGAGTACCAAGTATTCACCTGGTTTACTCAAGATTTTTGATGAGATCCTCGTTAATGCCATCGATCGCAACTCACTCCATCCTAAAAATGTAACGTCCATCTCCGTATCCGTAGATAAAGTATCCGGTTCCGTCACCATTGAAAACAATGGTCCATTGGGTGGAATCTCTGTTAAAATGCACGAAAAAGAAGGAATCTGGAATCCCGAACTCGTGTTCGGACACCTTCTCACGAGTACAAATTACGATGATAATCAAAAGAGGATTGTCGGAGGCAGAAATGGTTACGGAGCCAAGCTCACGAACATTTACTCTTCAGAGTTCTCAATCATCGTAAAAGACCACGAAACAAAACAGACGTACACACAAAAGTGGTCAGATAACATGTCAGTGTGTGAACCTCCAAAAATCAAAAAACATTCGGGTGCCACATCATCCGTGTCCATCACATTCATCCCTGACTGGAAACGGTTTGGGAATGACCAAGATGGATTTCAACATCTACAAAATCTTCGAAAAGCGTATTTGGGACGCTAATATCTGTACGACACCCAACTGCAAAGTCAAGTTCAACGGTGAAGCTCTCCCCAAACAAAGCTTCGAGGCCTACGCCAAGATGCATGAAGGTGTAGAGAATGTACACTGCGCGACAACCGATCGCTTGGTCTGTCTGTATCGGTCCATCTGAAGATGGTATGCAACAGGTATCCTTTGTAAACGGTATCTGTACCAGTAAGGGTGGAACTCACGTCGACCACGCTGCCTCACTGGTCGCCGCGGGGATTATCGAAGAGATGGCAAAAAAAATTAAGCTCAAGCCTCAACAGGTCAAAAACACCTTTCTCTATCTTTGTGAAAGCAACCCTCGAGAACCCCACCTTCTCGAGTCAGGTCAAGTCTGAGTGTACACTCAAGGCACAAGACTTTGGCTCTAAGTTTGAGATGCCTAAAACCTTCGTAAAAAACGTCTTGAAGACGGGCGTTTCAGATGAACTCACGGCTCTCTCAAAGTTCAAGGAGATGAAGGAACTCGCGAAAACCGATGGTGGGGCTCGCAAGAGTAAAATTACAGGTATTCCCAAGCTCGATGATGCCAACAAGGCGGGAACAGCTCAATCTGGAAAGTGTACACTCATCGTCACAGAGGGTGATTCAGCAAAGACCCTCGCAGTCGCTGGTCTCTCAGTTGTTGGTCGTGATCACTACGGAGTCTTTCCTCTAAGAGGGAAGTGTAAGAATGTTAGAGATGCATCCGTTTCACAACTTACAGGAAATCAAGAGTTCAACGACCTGAAGAAGATCCTTGGTCTCCAACAAGGCAAGGAATACACCGATGTTTCAGAGCTTAGATACGGACGCTTGATGATCATGACTGACGCGGATAATGATGGTTCACATATCAAGGGTCTAATTCTCAACATGGTTCACGCGTTTTGGCCCAGTCTCCTCAAGTTGGGGTTTGTCGTATCGATGGTCACCCCGATCATCAAGGCTTCTAGGGGTAATCAAAGTAAATCCTTCTATACAGACTCCGCATTTCGTACATGGTATGGAAATGGACAATCTGGTTGGCGTATCAAGTACTACAAGGGTCTCGGTACTTCAACTTCTGTGGAGGCTCGAGAATATTTCAAAATTATCCAAGATCTCACCGTTAAATTTATCGTAGATGTGATGACGGATGATTCCGTGGTACTCGCATTCGATAAAAAGAAGGCCGACGATCGTAAGACGTGGCTTCTTGAAAGTACCGCGAAAGAAGCAAAAGATCTCGAGGTACCTTATGGTAAGATAAAGCAGCTGGAAATTGCCGACTTTATTCACAAGGATTTGGTAAACTTTTCATTGGCAGATCTGAAACGTTCTATCGCACACATGGCAGATGGACTCAAACCATCTCAACGAAAGGTTATGTATTCATGTTTTCAAAAGAATTTGACCGCTGAGATGAAGGTTGCACAATTGGCTGCATTTGTGGCTGAAAAGTCTGCTTATCATCACGGTGAAGTAAGTTTGGCCGATACTATTGTCAAACTGGCAAACGACTACACGGGCTCTAATAATATTAATCTTTTGGAGCCATGTGGTCAGTTTGGGACCCGATTGATGGGAGGTAAGGATGCATCTCAGACCCGTTATATCTTTACGAAGTTGTCGAAGGAAACTCGAAATATCTTCGATCAAAAGGATGACGCGATACTTACCTATCTTGACGACGATGGACGAGCGATTGAGCCTGAGCATTATATGCCTGTTTTACCTATGGTACTCGTGAACGGAACTGAAGGAATTGGAACAGGTTTCAGTTGCTACGTTCCACCCTTCAATCCAGAAGATATCAAGGCAAATATCCTCAACTTTACAAATGGTAGAGATATGAAAAAAATGAAACCCTGGTTTCGGGGGTTTACTGGATCTATATTGGAACAGGATGATGATTCGTGGATCGCACAAGGTGTATGGAAAAGTATTGGGAGGACCGTTAAGGTAACCGATCTCCCCCCGGGTCGATGGACCCAAGATTACAAGGAACATCTCGATACTCTCGTTGAAAAGAAAATCATCAGTGGTTTCACAAATAACAGTACAACAGAGAACGTTGATTTTATCATCCAAGATTATAACGGCAAAGACGCTGTGAAAGATCTCAAGCTGCAAAAGACTATCAGATGCTCAAACATGCATTTGTTTCACCCCACAAGGGGTATCTGTAAATACAATACACCTGAACAAATTTTGGTTGATTTTATTAAACTTCGTATGGAACATTACAAGAAACGTAAGGCTCATCTCATCGACACGACCAAGAAGAAGGCTGAACTCTGTTCTCACCGAGCACGCTTTGTTAAAATGGTAATTGATGGTGATATAGTTGTATTTAAACGGAAAAAGCAAGATCTAGAAAATGAAATCAGTCGAGTGTTTCCGATGGTTGACAATTCGTACGATTACCTGCTACACATTAAGACCATCGAATACACGGAGGAGAGAGTCGCCGCTCTATTCGGTGAATGGAACAAACTCAGAGAAGAACTTTGCTTAATTGAAGCTACTGGTTATTTTGAAATGTGGGAAACTGATATTAAAAAATTGTAGACAATAGATAAGTATGGACGTACAGGGACCCGATCCAGGCGCCACCCTAGCTCTCAATGCTATTGGGAAACAGGATACGTACCTACTAAATGATGATCCTAGATATTCACCTTTTAAATATTCATACGATAGACATTCAAATTTTACAAAGTTTCATAGATCGACTACAATTTCTAAACCTAACGATGCGCAAAGTAATTGGCCTTTCGGTGAATCTATAAAGGTCACGTTAAACCCTCGTAATATGGGAGATCTTTTGAGTAATATGTATATTTCTGTTAAATTTCCCGGATTGGCAAGTGCTGGTTTTTATTTAGCAGATCAATTAGGGAGACATTTAATTAAATCCGTTACAATGCGTGTAGACGAGTTGGAAGTCGAGACGTATTATGACGATTGGGGTATTATTTATGATCAGATGTATTTGGACGCATCTGAAAAACGTACAAAACGTTTTCTTATAAATAGAAATCTTGCCGAAGATACGTCTATATTAAACCACACCGCGCTTGATCAGAAAGATTCGGATATATTAATTCCTATACCTTTATTTTTTTCTAGAAAATATGAAGGAGATGAATACGATAGTAATAAACCCAATCGCCCTTATTTCCCAACGTGTGCGGTACATAAGCAAAAGATAGAATTTGAAATAAAGTTTCGTCCAAAAACGTTTTTTACGAATTCTAGTCCAGAGAATATAACACTGAATAGTTTTGATCTTATAACTGAAGAAATGACCGTATCTGATGAAGAACGTATATTTTTATCAAAACGAAAACAGGTTTTCGTGACGGATATAGTCAAACGCCACCCCGTAGAAGAAACGGAAGTAGGTAGTAAAGTAGTGAGATTACAACTCGTTCCAAATATACCTGTAAAAACCCTATTCTGGTTTTTACGTGACAAAGACTACGAGAATGAAACCGTAGCTGGAGGTGGAACTCAACTGGCTGACCAGGCAGCCGCTAACATGCACAACAGGTACAATTTTTCTACGACCACTTTGTTTAACGCAACTGGAACTCCCATAGATACACATAATTATCCTATCATCGATAGCGCTAAAATTTTCATTAACGGTGAAGATTTACCAAATTTACCAAGAGTTGATCATACGTATTATAAATACGTTGTTCCTTATAATAATAGGTTGTCACGAACGGAGAGAAATATATACACATATTCCTTCGCGATGAATCCGATTAATGTGGAGCCATCGGGAAGTTTGGATTTCAGTCAGTTAAAGTCGGAAAGAACGGTACTAGAAATTAATTTAAAAACGGGATTAACTAAGACTTACGTCGTCAATTTATATTACGTTGGGTACCAAACGTATACATTCGAAGGTGGATTCATGTCACTTGCTTATTAGATAGTATGTATTTGTGATCTTGTATATATTCCACAATTTTATTCTTAATACACCACCGGATAAAATTCAACTGTGCTACAGTCGTATGAATTTTATCATGTGATTCGGGAACGGTGTAAATAATCTTTTGAGATCTACAAAATGGATCAAAAAGTTTTTTACTATACCCATCTAGACTAGACTTATAGGCACAATGGACACTGAATAGTTTGCCATCATTGGTCGTATATGATAAGTTATTCTTTTTAGAATAATTTGTTATGAACCATTCCAAATTTCGAAGTGATATGCCACCACTTTTATCTAGTAATTCTTTTAGTGTACTTCTATTTTCAGAATTTGTGTAAAATGTATTTATAGAACTTAATAATATATCTGATTTATTCATTTCTATTAAGAGGGTTCCTCTTTCTAAGCCTCTTTTCTTGTTCCTCTCTACAATATAAACATTCTGGATTATTTTCCCAAAGTTCACATATACAACTCGTATTAGGTTGCATATTTATCTGAATGGGTTCGGCAGGTTTAGTCTGTTTCTTATGCATTCCACAATAAAGTTCCCCGTCTGAAACCTTTTTTGTACATAGTTCATTTGTACCCACACAAGTTCCTATACAATACCCATTTTCACCTAACAATCTATATCTACAAGTTCCGGGAGTTAGGCCTATTGGAAAAGTATCGCACATTTTCTTAATGGTTCTCAATTCTGCGCGATATTCGGCATCTTTTACCATGTCCTTACATGCGGCGATTACCTTCTTCTCGCCTACTTCCATATAATATCATGGATTCTTTTTTTTAAATATATCTGCGATGAGAACCTGTTTTTCAGCTTTGGAATTTTTCCTGATAACCTTTTTCTTTTCCTTCTCTCTGGATAATAACTCTCCAAATATCTCAACTTTGACGTCTTCATACAGGGGGTCTAACAGGTCGCAAACCGGGTTTAAAAATTTATTTATGAAATAGTACGAATAATCTATAGG